CAGTTGCCACACCATTTAGCCGAGCAGGTGGCACACTCCAAGGAGAGTTAGCCTTGTGCCAGAGGTATTACTACACGCCTATCTACGGCAATCCAACATCGACAGGTTCAACTTTTGGCCCGATTAGCCAAAATGCTCAAAACATCAATGGATTTGCTGGTTTGCAATTTCCTGTTTCTATGAGAACCGCACCAACCCTTACGCTTTATTCAAACGGAACTGCTAACTATGTTCGTCAAACTAGCAATGGCGCACAAAATTATTTAGGCGCATCGCCAACTATTTATGTTCTCAACAATAATGGTTATGTGGCAATTATTAGCGCAAGCGCATCGCTAACAACTGGAGTTATGTATGATTGGACTTATACTGTAAGTGCGGAGTTATAATGATTATTTATACATATACAGAGATAAAAGACCCAACGGGCATTTTAGTTGGAATTGGTCGTTCTGACGGCGCTTTTATCCCGTTAGACCCTGCCAACTCAGACTACCAAGCTTATCTAGCCACACTCGCAGCCAACTCTGCCACGCCACAGGCGTAGATTTGCCAGCCTAGCCCCCTGAAGGTGTAAGGTGGGGGCATGAGCGAATGTTGCAAAGGATATGCTGAAGATTTTAGAGGCATAGATTTAGAGTATTACCCAGAACTTTACAGATTGGCTTCGCAAAGCCTTGAAATTAAAGATGCTATTTTTGCTACTTTAGAGTTTTGCGCCAAGTGGGTAAACAACGAGCCTATTGAAGAAGTACACTCCACAGAGAGTTTGGCGTAGCTGATCGAAAGGTGCTAACTTGTCAAGCATGGAACTAATACCTCTTGACGAGATATACCGTCAGCTGAAGAACCGCTACGACACCTCGGGCTTCAGCCCATATGTCATCCGCACCGATTGGCAGATCATCCGGCGCATAGGCGTCCATCCGGCGCTGGCCACAGTTCAGGACTTGGAGAAGGTTGTCTTATCAGCCACCAAGCAATCGACCAAAGCCAACTATGTCTCCAGGTTGCGCTCGATCTACAAACACCTCAACAAGATGAACCTCGTCAACGGCAATAACCCAGCCGAGGACTTGCCAAGGGTGAAAGCAGGTCGCGGCGTACCAAAGCCCGTCACCAAGGCCGAATTCGAGAAGCTGCTGGCAGAATCGCCAAAGCCTTATCGCGACTGGTTCATCCTGGGTGGAATGGCAGGTCTGCGAGCGCATGAAGTCGCCAAGATCGAAGGCGCTGATCTGATCACAGATAACGGCGGGTATTCCTTGCGGGTTATCGGCAAAGGCAAGACCGACCTAGTCATCCCAGTTTCAGCCAAGGTCGCCGAGACAATTCAGAGCTACAACACGCTCGGACCACTCTGGAAGATCGACCCTAACAAGTTCTCCAAGAAGGCAGCCGACGAAATGCGCCGCGTTCTCGGACCTAACGCCAAGCACTTCCACTCTTTGCGCCACTACTTTGCCACGACGATGCTTGAAAAGTCCGACGGCGATCTATTGGCAGTCCGAGACTTGATGCGCCATTCATCGGTGGCAACCACGCAGGTCTATACTCAACTCTCGCAAGGTAGGACACGCTCGCTCGTCGACATGATCTAGGGGGATTCATGCGCTTTCACGTCTTAGCACTTCCACACACGCAGGTCACGCCAGAGTTCGCTGGCTGCGCTTTCACCGAGAAGGTGCGCCGGTTCTGCATCATGATGACCGACCTAGGTCACGAAGTCATCCTCTACGCTGGCGAGGAAACCACAGCGCCAGTCACCGAGCTAGTCACCTGCATCACCGAAGCCGAAAGACAAGAAGCAGTCGGCGATCAGCACTACACCACGACCACTTGGGACCAAGATTCCCCACATTGGCAAATTTTCAACGCGAACATCATCACCGAACTAGGCAAGCGCCTACAACCCAAAGATTTCATCTGCGCTATCGGCGGTTATTCACACAAGCCGGTTGCTGACGCTTTCCCGTCCCACATGACGGTCGAATTCGGCGTCGGTTATGGGGGAGTCTTCAGTCAATACCGCGTCTTCGAGTCTTACGCGTGGATGCACTCAATCTATGCCGGCTACAACAATCCGACGGCGATCGATGGCAAGTTCTACGATGTTGTCATTCCTGGCTACTTCGAACCTGACTGGTTCCCGCTAGGCGATGGCTCTGGCGATTATTACCTCTACATCGGCCGGATCATTGACCGCAAAGGCTACGCAATCGCCCAAGAAGTCTGCGAGCGACTAGGCAAGCGGCTGATCCTTGCTGGTCCAGGTGAAGGCAAAGGCTACGGCGAATTCATCGGCTCAGTTAACCCCGAACAGCGTGCAGAATTGATGGGAAAGGCGGTAGCAACATTCGCTCCTACTCTCTACATCGAGCCTTTCGGAAACGTGGCTATCGAATCCCAAGCCTGCGGAACGCCGACGATCACAACCGATTGGGGCGCTTTCACCGAAACCAATCCAAACGGCGTTACTGGTTATCGCTGCCGGACTTTACAAGAATTCTGCGACGCCGCAGAAAAGGTCAAAACACTAGACAGAAAAGCAATTAGCGATCACGCAAAGTCAAGATATTCTCTCGATGTCATCGGGCCACAGTACGAGGCCTACTTCGAGCGACTGCTAACATTGTGGGATGGTGGCTGGTATCAATTAAGGAGCTGAAATGACAACGGCTAGTTCAATGTTTCGCCGGATTGTCACGCTTCCGCAGATGATCTATCGCCAGTCGATTGCTTCGATTGTTGCTCACTATTTCTACAACCAGCCAGGAATTAAATACAACCAATCTTCCTGGACTTATGACTACATCTCCGATCGTGGCAATATGGCAGAACATCCAGTTGCAGGTCCTTCAATGAAAGGTCGATAATGGCGACGACATACTTCCTCGGAAGCCAAGTTCCTCTCGGCGTAACCATCACCGATGCCACCGGCACTCCAGCCGATGCAACAGCGGTCGTCCTCACCGTTACCTTGCCAGATGGCACAACTGCAACACCAAGCGTCAACCACTCTGGGACTGGCCTTTATGATGCCGACTACACACCTTCCCAATCAGGACGCCACACAATCTTCTGGGTAGCCACAGGCGCAAACGCCAGCTCCTATTCTGATGACTTTACAGTTCGCGACCCTAACGACATCTCGATCGTCTCATTCGATGAAGTCAAGGATCACCTCAACATTCCATCGACCAGCACAACCAACGACTCTGAGTTGTATCGCTTCATTGATGCCGCAACTGATATGGCAGAGGCTTACACAGGCACAGTTCTTGGTCGCAAGACTTTCACCAATGAGGTCTACGACGGAAACCAAACCGACCTTCGTCTCCAGAATCCTCGCGCTCTACAAATCCTCAGCGTTGTCGAAAATGGAATCACTCTCACCGCTGCCGATTACGCTCTGGATTACACCGGACAACGACTTAGCCGCGTGACTGCTGGTTCACTCAACGAGCCAAACTTCTACGGAATCTGGGCGCCAGGATCAAAGAACATCACCGTTTCCTATGTCGCTGGATTTACAAATCCTCGCCCTCAAGCCAAGCAAGGCGTCCTCGAGCTAGTGCGTCACCTTTGGCAAACCCAGCGCGGATCAATGAACGTGATTTCACGCAACCAGAACGGCGATGATTTCTACCCAGCCTCGACCTTCTCAATGCCTCGTCGCGTGATGGAATTGCTCGACCCAATCAGTCTGCCAGGTATCCTCTAAATGGCAACGACGACAGCGGTCGAAAATCTCATCCAAGCGATGATCACAGCCTTCCAATCTGCGTCCACGCTTTCAGGAATTCAGGTCTACGACGGAGCTGATATCAACATCGACTCTTATCCTCAGAACTGGATCGCAGTTGGACATGATGGAAACGAAGATGGCGATGTTCAAGTTTCCGACTCCCGCAATAATTGGGAGCTAGTCGGTAATTACAAAATGTTTGAAGACGGAACGGTCAACTGTACGCTCGTGGCTCAGTCCGGTGATACTCACTTGGCTCCCGTTCGTCAGCAAGCTCAATCAATGCTTTCGGCGATTGACACCATCATTCGTTCAGACCCAAGTTTCGGTGGAGCAGTTCTGTATTCAGGCCTAGATTCTCACCGAATCCGCTACATCCAAGCCAATGCAGGTGCAGCAGTTCAAATTGATTTCACAGTAGCTTACAGAGCGAGAACCTAGGAGAAAACATGGCCAAGATCAAGAACGTTTCGCCACTCGGCGATCTTTACATCCCATCGCTGGGATTAGCAGTTCCAGCCAATTCAACTTTTGATGTTGCTGATGCCGCAGTTGCAGCTTCACTCTTGGAGCAGACATCTAACTGGGCAGCAGCAGATCAAGCAGCGGCAACAGTAACACCAACACCTCAAACCCCAGCAGCACCGGACGCTCCGGCTGCCCCAAGTAACTAGGAGAAAAAATGGCAATCGGCGCCGGTATTGGTTCCCAACTGGGAATCGCAACTGAGACAACATTTAACACCGCTGTCACCGTCACTCGTTTTTACGAGTTCACATCTGAAGGCATCAACTACAACAAGAAAACTGTGGAAGGAATGGGACTCCGCGCAGGTGGACTACTTCCTCGCTCACAGCGTCGCGTAGTGACAACCTTCGATGCAACTGGTGACATCACACTCGACCTTCCAACCAACGGCCTTGGACAACTTCTGTCTTTGGCTACAGGTTCAACACCATCACCAACCACCGTCACAACTGGCGTCTACTCATACGCTTTCACACTTGGCGACATCTACGGCAAGTCTGCAACAGTCCAGGTCGGCGTTCCTCAATACACCGGCACAGTCGTACCAAAGACCATCACAGGTGCAAAGGTTTCGACTTGGGAGTTGGCAGTATCAGCTGGCGGCTTGGCGACAGGAAAGTTCACCATCGATGGCGCAGGATTTAGCACAACCCAGTCACTTGCGACTGCTTCCTACCCACTCAACGGCTCAATCTTCCACTTCGCTCAAGGCGCGATCACAGTCGATGGCACATCAGTAGCCAACGTCAAGGACTTCACATTGACAGTCGATAACGTGATCAAGGGCGATCGCTACAACCTCGGCGCTTCTGGTGCTAAGGCTGAGCAGGTCATCAACGGCTTCCGCAAGATCACAGGCAAGTTGACGGCTGAATTCCTTGACTCAACACTCTTGAACAAGTACCTCACCGATGCTCAGACTGCGCTTTCCTTGACCTTCACAGGTGCAACCATCGCTGGAAGCTACAAGCAAACCTTGACCATCACAGTCTCAGCAGTCAAGCTCGATGCTGACACACCAAAGGTTCCTGGTCCTGGCGTCATCGACCTTGCTGTCACATTCACAGCATACGACGACGGCTCAGATGCCCCATTGACCATCACATATCAGACAAGCGACTCAGCTCTCTAATATGGCAGACGACGACTTCACGATTGACTACAAAGAATTCGGTGAGTTTTATCGCCGCATGGGAAAGATCGATCCTGAAGTCAAAAAGCAATTACGTAAGCGGTTGACAGAAGCAGCGAAACCAGTTGTCGAGGATGTCCGGAGAGCAGAGTTGCAAATCCAGACCAAGTCCGGCGAAACTGAGATGAAGAGAAAAAAGCGCGGGGAAACCCTAGGTCTGCGCCAATCTCTCGCCGCTGCTACTGTCTCCGAAATCAAGGCCACCAAGCGCGGTGGAGCAGTCCACATCAGAGTCTCGACAACTCGCTTCATGGGAGCCAGCGGGCGTCCTCGAACCGTTCCGTA